GATGCAGGCAAACCGCTCCTTCCGATCGTGGAACGGCTGAAGCTGCTTGCGCGGCGTGTAAGGGATTTCAATTGTCGGCATTTTTCCAGTGGATGGTCAGCGGGCCATCGTTGCTGGTCAGGTTGACATCCTGCTTCTCACGCCAGCCCGCGCGGGTCTTCATCCAAAAGATCATCGCAGTGGTATCGCCGCCTTTGGCTTTGTTGAACAACGCGCCGCCGATCTGGGCGTTTGCCTTGGCCATGCTTTGGTCAAGTTCTTCGCGGTAGTGCTTGCGAAGCGTCTTGGCATCGATGCCGATGATGTCGGCGATGACCTCTTGCTGCGTGCCGATGGATGCGTGCAGTTGCACAAGCTGACGCTGCGTGTCGGTTGGGCTGTGCGTGCGATCGGGTGGGACTGACGGCATCATGCGGCCTCGCGCTTCTGCTTGAGTTCTTCGAACGTCTTTCCGGTCGCCTCAAGCGTTGCCGCCTGACCGGTGAAGTCCTGCCAGCGGGTGATGATGACGTCGCAGTATTCTGGCATCATCTCCATCAGGAACGATTGCTTTTGAGACCGCTCAGCCGCAATCAGCGTGCTGCCGCTGCCGCCAAACAAATCGAGGACTGTTTTGACGTCTTTGTAGTAATCAAAGACCCATTCAGCCAACGCGACAGGCTTTTGTGTTGCATGAACCCGCTTCTGCCCTTTTTCAGAGTCCTTTATCATGCCCTTCCAGACGTGACGAAAGATCCTAACGCTGGACCACTTCGACTTGACCCAAGCCAGCTCGCAATCGGATTGCGTGTCTTTGTATTTATCGTCTACGCGCTTGTCCCACACGAACCAATTTGCCGTTTCTGGCAATGCGTGCGCATAGTAATTTGCGCCCCACCAAACCTGCCGCTTTATCCCCATACCTTCGCAAAGGTTAAAGGCGTCTCTGGCTGCATCAGTGTTTGCGTCGTTGAAGTCAGGCAGCTTTGAGTTCGTGGTGAGGCCGCCACGGTCGGCGCGCATCCCCTTTTCATTTATCCCGTAAGGCGGGTCGGTGTGGACAAGGTCTATCGCCGCGCCCGCCATCAGCCGCTCCACCGCATCGATGCTGGTGCTATCCCCGCACATCAGCCGGTGCCGCCCGAGCAGCCACACATCGCCCTCAACCGTCACCGGGACGGCAGGCACTTCCGGCACCGCGTCGTCGTCGGTCAGGCCCTCGGCGGGTTCGGCCAGAAGATTGCCAATCTCGCCCAACTCAAACCCCGTCAGCGTCAGGTCAAAGCCCTGACTGTCCAGATCTTGCAACTCGACCTTCAGTAGATCGTTGTCCCACCCGGCGTCCAGCGCCAGGCGGTTGTCCGCGATGACGTAGGCGCGGCGCTGGGCCTCGGTGAGGTGCGATGCCTCGATGACCGGCAGATCGGCCAGGCCCAGCTTTTGGGCTGCCATGACGCGCCCGTGGCCCGCGATGATGCCGTTCTCGCCGTCCACGATGATCGGGTTCAGGAAGCCAAACTCTCGGATGCTGGCGGCGATTTTGTCAACCTGCTGCGGCGAGTGGGTGCGGCTGTTTCTTGCGTAAGGAACCAATTTTCCGACAGAAACAGTTTTATACGCGGGAAATGGATTCATCTTGCCTCTCATCTCGACCATGCGGCCGGTGGATTGAGTTTGCACCTTACAGGAAATCGATCGCGTCGTCCATGTCCTGCTTCACCTTGCGCACCGCCGTCACCTCTGCGCCCGGGAAGGCCAGCTTGACAGCGTCCACCAGCCCGTTGCGTCTCTCGTGCAGGGCGACCGCCACCTCGCGCATGTTGAAGATCACCAGACCCGGCCGCTTGTCGTATGCAGCCGGCCAGTGACGCCCGTCCTCGATAATACCGTAGGTCGTGCCTTCGTATTGATATTCCCAGATCATCGGGTCTGATATTGGCTGCCCGCTTTTAACGGCTTCGTCATCCATTGCTTTCAGGCCGCGCAGGCAGACATCAACCCATGCTTTGGTTTTATCCGGGTCGTCGTTTTGAATTGATTCATTTAGCCCTGCCATTGCGCGGGCCCACTTGTCCGCGCTTTCGGGCGAGACGATCTCCATCAGGCGGTCAACGCCCCACTTGCGGTCCATGGCGCGGACGGCCGTGTCGAAAGGCCCCAGGGCCGCGTCACAGCGGATCTGCTCTGCCGTTGCCGCCGGGTGCAGCAGGCGGTCATCCTTGCGCTGCCGGGTTGGTTTCTGTGCCATCGTGCTTGTCCTCTCTCTGGTCATTTTTTCCCCACCTTTTCCCCACCTCACTCGTCAGTCAAGTTACCACCCCACCACCACCCCCCCCTAAAGGGGGGAGTGGGTAGTGGGAAACTGGTTTTTCCCCACCTTCCCCACCTTTCCCCACCTGAGTTTTCAAGGTGGGGAATCATCGACGCGGCATCAAATTTCATCGCTGTTGATCCACTCGCCGACGATCACGACCGGGAGTTCGCGACCCTTCTTCGCGTCGAACACCTTCTCGGTGGCCAGCACGTTTGTCCGCATCCATGTTTTGATGATCATGCCGACCCTTACCTTGCCGGCCTTCTCGGTGATGTCCACGCCAAGCATATCGGCGATCGGGATGCCGACCCAGTTTGACGCCTGAGAACTCTCGCGCAGCGGCTCTCCATTGCTGTGAGCGTCGGCAACAATCTGCTGCGCCTTTTTAGCGTCTTTGGCGCTGACACCGTCAAATACGTCGGGCAGCTTAAAAGGAACGCAGACCCCGATCCATTCCCCGTTGTCGATTTTAACGCCCACCATTTTGCGATATAGCGCCTTGTCGGCCGGCGGTGCCAGGTTCGCCTTTCCGTCGTCCACGCGGAAGATGCTGCGCGCCTCGGCCTCGTCTATGCCCAGCCTTGACGCCTCATCCAGTGGCATGCGGTTGACCACCCTGGCAGCCCGTGCGGCACCGATCAGGGAGCCGGCACCGCGCACGCTGTCGATGTTGGCGTCTTCGCCGTTGCCTTTGCGGATGTGGTGGACGAGGCCGATCGAGCATTGCGTCACGTCGGCCACCTTGCGGATCTCGGCCACGATGGCGTTCACGGCCATGTTGTCGTTCTCGTTGATGTTGTGGGCGCCGACGAACGGATCGATGAACACGACCCCGATGCCTTTGTCCGGGATCTTCTTCAGCAGGTGTTCGACGAGGGCCGTGTTCGGGACGACACCCTCGCGGGTTTGCGTGCCGAATTTCAGGCTAAAGTCCCGGCCGGCGTTGACGAACAGGCGCCCGCGCACGTCGTCGGCCTGGATGCCGTAGTGCTTCATGGCGGCCAGGATGCGGCGCTGGAGTTCCTCGATCGGGTCTTCCAGGTTGACGATCCACACGTTGGTGCGTTCCTTCACTTCCTCGCCCAGCAGGGGCTTGCCGGTGACGATGGCCAGGGCTTCCACGATCTGCAGGGATGTCTTGCCGACCCCGCCGGCCGAGGCCAGCACGCTGACGAAGGACCGCAGGTAATGGTGGCCGTAGATCCACCGGCGCGGCTCGATGCTGGCCTCGTCAAACATATCGTAAAGCGTCGGCCAGTCCTGCGCGGCCTCTGGGGCGTCCGTGGGGCTGTCCGGTATTTCGATGCTCCCGTCGTCGTGGGCAGCTTGGGGCGCGACGTAGTCGAAGTCGGCCAGCCCATCGTCGGGGATGCTGGGCTTCGGCGCGCTAATCTCGGCCCCGTAGGCCCGCACGGCCGCGGTGAAGTCTCCGCTATGTTCGTAGTGAACGAAAAAATCAAAAGCGTCACCCCAGCAGTATGCGTTGCCGCTGATGTTCTTGTTGCGGCCGATGCCGGCGGATGCGTCGGATCCTGACAGGGATACCCAATGCGTGCCGAAGTTCTGCGTGGCGTAGGACGGGCTGGTTTGGTAGCGGGACCGGTAGTGCGCGGATGATCCCTGGCGTTCGTATTGGTAGCGGTCGAGCATGTCCTCGATGCTGTAGGCCAGGTTGAACGCGTCCACGGGGTTCACGTCGTCGGGGGACTTGGTGCGCCGCTCGGCCCGCTCGGCGTCCCGGGCCCGCCTGCTGGCGTCCGCGGCCTCGGCGGCCAGGCGGTGCTGCTCGGACCGGCGGTTGACTTCTTGGACGATCGGGCTGGCGTCGTCCAGAACCACGCTGGCACCGCGTGTGATGCTGTGCTGGTAGAAGGCGGGCGTCAGGTCAGCGTTGCGGCGTGCGATGGGCACGTTGGGCAGGTAGATGGGCTGCCCGCAGCGTGCCAGCGCACCATCCGGGTGGATGCCGTTGAGATGGAGCAATTCGAAGAACGCCGACTGTGCGGCCTCGTATTGCTCGCCGCTGATGGTGCCGATGATCGGCATTAGGACGCGCCACTTGCGGTTCTCCGCGCTGGCACCGGACGAGGAATAGATCACGCAGCCGACATCGCCGAGGATATCCGTGATGCCCTCGCGCACGCGGTCCAGGGACGGGTTGCCGCGGTCAATGTCGATGACCAGCATACGGAACACTCCACGTTCGCGCTGTGCGTCGTGGGCGCGGCCGTCGTGGGCGCGGTATGTCGATGGTATGAAGAAATCGGCCTCGGCCTTTTCCTTGGCCTGGGGCTCGCGGACGAGGTCGAGGATCTCGCGCCAGGTGATGCCGGGGTATGTCGTGCCGGGCTTGCTGATGAGGGTAAAGAGGCTGCCGGGTGCTGTCAGGAACTTCACGTCACTCATGAACGCGGTCCTTGCCAGATATCTGTCCGTGCATTATAGTTACTCCGTGTTCTGGCGAGGTCATGCCGCCGGTTCATGAGGTTCCTCCCCTCTGGTCGCTCTCGAACTAAACCCCCGGAAGTTGGTCGCTTCCGGGGGTTCCTTTTTATACTACCAGGGAATCTCGTCCCCCAAGTCCACGGCAACCTTGGAGGCGACCTTCGCCGCCGGCTGGCCGGTATCACCGAACGGATCATCCTTCGGCGCGACCGGGGCCACGCTGTCGAAGTCGTCCATGCCACCGTCGCCGTACTTGGCGTCAATGACCTGCACGGCGTCAAGCAAAAGCGAGATGCCGCCGTTGCCATCAGGATCCACGACGGCGACGGCCCAGGCGCGCACGGTGCCGGTAGATCCGCCCCAGAAGGCCAGATCGGCGACCGGCTGCTTTTGCCCGTCGATGACGGTCGGCGCCTTGTTGGGCGTGCCGTCCTTCTTCATGCCGTTGCGCTTGGCGGAAAACTGGACGATGCCCGTTTCCGCGCCGTTGGCATCCTTCAGCTTTTTCATGCCGAAGATCGTCTTGAACGCGGGCATCTTGGGATTGCGGGCCTTGCAAGCCTCGTAGTGGCCCCGCAGTTGGTCGTACAGGCCCTTGGCTTGATCCTTGGGCATATCGAAGGCGACCGACCAGGCGGCGTTGCTGGCCGCCGGCGCGCAAGGCTCGGAGCGTTGCTGCGAGGTGTTGAAGCGATAGGTCGAGTTCAGCTTCGGGTACTGCAGGGTCACGTCGCGTGCGAGCACCTTCAGGAAGTCATCATTGTTAGCCATGGTCTAGTCCTCTCTCTGGGGGTTTCAAAAGTCGACGGTTTCATCAAACACGTCGGCTTCAGGGTCTACCTGCCACCGCGGCAGATCGATATCGTTAATCATCGGCCATCCGGTTGTATAGTCACCGGCTGTCACGGCCGCGTTTATTTTTTCCAGCGTCCGGGTCACGCGCTCGTTGGCGTGGTCGAGGTAGCGGTCGGTCATGACGTGCAGGCCGACGGCGTAGGGCGGTTCTTTCTCGACGGCCACGAAGATAAATTTCTTCGCCAGAAAGCCGGCCTCGCGCAGGGTGCGCAGGTAGAAAGCCGCCTGCAGATCGTAGCCGTAGTTGCGCAGTTCTTTCGGGAAGCCGTCGGGGCTGGCGTCCCGGGTGGTCTTGATGTCGAACACGACACCGGCGTGCGGGATGTAGCCGTCCGGGCGGCATTTGATGTGCGCGCCCGTTTCTGCGTCGGGGGCGAAGAATGATGCCTCGGCGACGAACTCGCTGTCTGCCAGGAAGCTGCTGACAGCCGGGTGTGCCAGCACGGCGTTGGCTATCTCGGCGGCCAAATCGTAGTCGCCTTCCGTCAGGAGGATCTTGCCGTCGAGGTCGGCGGCCAGCGATGCGTCCTTCCACTTCGCACCCCGGCGATCTTCCGGGCCGCGGACGACGAGGTTCTTCTGCGGCTCCAAGACCAGCGCATGCACGGCGCTGCCCAGGGCGAAAGCCGGGGATGCTCGATAAGTTTTATATTTCCAGTGGGCCAGCGAACGGGTGGCCACGGCCTTCACGTCGCTGGAACTGATGCTGGGGTGACGATGATAATCGTTACTGGTCATGTGCAGGATCATTCTTCGTTCCCTCTTGTGTAGCCGAC